AAAAGTTGAAATGTCGGCAATGAGTCCGGCACTAGCTGGCGTTGCTAAATCGGCGGCAGATGCCGGAATATCCGTTCAGCAAATGGATGCGGCGTATGTTATGATGGTACGCCGCGGCACAGATAATGGCAAAGCGGCTAGTTCGTTAGCAGGTTTATTTGATAGCTTTTCAAAAGCAAGCCCTAAAGCTATCAAAGCCGCACAAGACTTTGGCATTGAATTAAATCAAGCTCACATTAAAGCGGTTGGTTTTCCGGCATTTTTGCAAGAAATACAAACAAAAACTGGCGGGAATCAAGCCGCAATTGGAAAAATAATTAAAGATGTTGAAGCCTTTAAATTAGCTTTAAGCATGACAAGCGGTGATGGTGCAAGCGAATATCTTGACGTTTTAGATCAGATACAAAATTCTGGTGGTGCTACCGCCGAAAGTCTAGCACGATTGAAAACGCCAGCAGGCGAAACAGTCAAAGCTATGAATCAGATCAAAAATGCGGGCATTGAGCTAGTGGATGGTTTACAGCCGCTATGGACTAGATCAGCAACAATGATTAAACAAGTTGTTTCAGCGTTCAATTCGTTAACTGACGAACAAAAAAATATGATTTTTAGTGCTATGAAACTTATTATTGTTACAACTGTTATGTCTGGTCTTATCGGTAAAACCGTTGGCATAGTTGGTAAAGGCGTTACTATGTTTGCAGATATCAGCGCAGGTATAACAAAGGCGGGTTCTCTTATTGGTTACTTAGCTACTAAGTTTAGTACCTTGATTACAATTTTTAAGGCAATAGGTACAGCCGCAAGATTTTTATTTATGACACCAGTTGGATTAGCAATTACGGCAATAGCGATAGCGGCATACTTAATTTATGACAATTGGGGAAAAGTCAAAGAGTTTTTTGTGAATCTATGGGCGGGTGTTGTAAATATATTTAATTCAGCGGTAACGGCTATAAAAGCCTGGATGGATAAAATGGGTATAACGGAAAAATTACAATCTCTTATACCCAAAATTGCATTATTTATTGCCGCTAGTGTTGGCTTATTTATGCTTTTTAAAAATAGTGTAATTACTGTCTTTATGGCGATTGCAAGCCCTGTAATCTCATTATTTAGTATGTTATGGACAGGAATTAATAGTCAAACATTGTCCAGTGGCGGCATGATCACAACAATACTAAAAATAATCAGTGCATCATTCGGTATCATGGTTAATTTAGTAGGTATATACCTAAATGGATTTTTAAATATTGTAGGTATAGTAGTTGGTGGCATAATTAGCGTGTTTAGCGGTATCATTACGTTTATTACAGGCGTGTTTACTGGTAATTGGGCTATGGCATGGCAAGGCGTCGTAGAAATATTTAGCGGTATCTTTAGCACGATAGAAGGTATCTGTAATACGGTAATGAGTACAATCAAAGCGGCTATAAATGCAGTTATTAGCGGTGTAAATTCAGTTAGTATTAATGTACCGGAATGGGTTCCGGTGGTTGGTGGGCAACATTATCAACCATCTATACCAATGCTGGCAAAAGGTACTGACAATTGGGGCGGCGGGCTTGCTATGGTTCATGATGCGGGTGCAGAAATAATTGACTTGCCAAGTGGTAGCCGTGTTTATCCTCACAGTAAAAGTTTAGATATGGCGCGCAAAGAAGGTCGCAAAGAATCAAACGGCAACAGTCAATCATTTACCCTGCAAAAATTGGCTGATACAATCATAGTGCGTGAAGAGGCTGACATTGATAAAATCGTTGAAAGGTTAGCTTTTAAGTTAAAATCTCACGCGATAAACCAAGCGGAAGGTGCTACTTAAGTACCTTTCGCTTATAAAGGAGTTGATATGGTGAGCAATTTTTTTTCTAGTTTAGTTTCTAGCCTTTTAAGCCCTAGTAGCAGTATCGTTGCAAATCAACCACCTAAAATTTATTTACAATGCAATAACGAGAAAATTCAATTCCCTATTCCTCCAAGCTCATTTGAAGTTAATGTTAAGCAGAACAATTCAACCGTCAATATAAATAGTCTTGGTGAACTTAATATGTTAGGCAAAACTGGACTAATAACAATGTCATTTAGTGCATTTTTACCGAATCAAGACTATGATTTTTGCCAGTGTACAGCAGATAAACCATATAATTACGTTAAAACGATAGAAAAATGGCGAACTAGCGGACAACCTTCACGCTTTACAATTACTGACACACCAATAAATTACCCTGTAAGTATTGAATCGTTTAAATATGGTGAAAGAGATGGTACAGGTGATGTATATTTTACTATTGATTTTAAAGAATATAAATTTATAGGAAATGCAGTTGATAATACTGTTAGTTCTATTACTGGTTTAAAAGATCGTACTGATAGCAGTAGTTTGATTGATGCGGATAAATCTGTAACAGTTTATCCTGGTGATAGTATTATGGATGTAGCAAGCCGTACATTGGGTCAAAATGTTAAGTTAAACAATAGTGATAATAGTTATTTGGATTTATATAAAAGTCTTGCAAAACGTGGAGGCGTAAGGGCTGGTGATGTTCTTAAAGTTACAAAAAATAATACTGTAAAAATAGGTGATAGCAATGTTTCTTTGTAAGTGCAATGGCAAAGATATTTCTAGTTTTGTGACTTCTTATACTTGGCAGGGGGATATAGACCAAGCTAGTAGAAAATTAGATTTTTCAATTGCCTATAATACGAAAGATAAAAATTTTGACAATCAAAGTATTATCATTGGTGACACAGTTTATTTGTATTATCAAGATGATACTAGAGCAAATTCAACGCCTATCGAAATATTTAGAGGCGTTATTTTTATGCGGCAAAGAAATACAGCGAATTTTACTTTTGAATTTACGGCTTATGATCGCTTAATTTATCTGGCTAAATCAAAAACTACTCGTAAATTTTCTAATATAATTGTTGAATCAGTTATAGCGCAGGTCTGCAATGAAATGAATATAGAAATCGGCTCTATTTGCAATATCGGCATTTATGTAGATTTTATAGCGGATAATATGAGCTGTACAGAAATTATAAAAAAAGCCTTTAACATGGCATACTGGAGAAATCAAAAGTTATATCATATGTACATGAATCAAAATAAATTGTATGTAGTCGAAAGATCGGAGACGATAGAAAATTATACGGCTAGTGACTTGGTGAATGTAGAAAGCACAAATCATTCTGAATCTATTGAGGATATGATTAATACAATTATGATCGTTGACAATAACGGTGTCGAAATTGGTCGCGTATCAAATGATTCTGATTTATCAGCTTATGGAAAATTGCAGGACGTTTATAAAGTTGACTCTAAGCAAGATACACAAACAGCCGCAAAAGCAATGCTTAAAACAGTAGCTTTTAAATCTTCATTAAGTGGAATCGGCAATATACAATGTATTACTGGTTATGCGATTACGGTACAAGAAGAACAGTTAAAAGGTAAATTTATGATTCGCTCGGATCGACATTCTATATCAAATAATGTTCACAGGATGGAACTTGATTTAGAATTTTTAGAGGTGGTAAGTAATGCGTGATAATCCATACAGTACAATACTGGGGCTTATAAAAGATACAAGTATTAACAATAACAGCCCTAGCATTAAGATAGGGAAAATCATTGCACCACCGCCAGAAATACAAGTATCTTATAATGGTATTATTCTTGATAAAAAAGATGTTTGGATCAGCGAATACTTGCTAATTGGCTACGAAAGAACAGCAAAAGGACATATTATAAGTGCAACGCAAAACAGCGCAGGCGGTGGCGGCTATGCGGAATATGCTAGTCATAATCATGCTATAGATAATGATTATACGGATAATATTATTTACACTGACACTTTAAAGGCTGGCGACTATGTTTCTATAATGCCGATGGTATCTGAGGACAATAGCAGTCAACAATATATAATTTTAGACAAGATAGTCCATTTATAGGGCGGGTGATAATATGGCAAATCCTTTTGTAGCAGGTAATACAACAAGTAATACGAGTCAATCAGATAGCTTAGAAACATTTACGGAGTATGCTTGGGATTTTGAACACGATTGTTTTATATTCGAGAATGGCAAGCATAAGATTGTTACTGAAAATGAAGCCTTAAAAGTATGGATTTATAAAACTTTAAAAACTGAACGCTGGCGTTATCGTGCTTATGATGGTGCTTATGGTATTGAGTTAGAACAATTCATAGGGAAAAGTACAAATAATGCTGACAGTTCGATAGAGGTTGAAAGGTATGTAAAAGAAGCACTATTAACAAATCCTTATATCAAAAGTATTGATGATGTAACATTTACGAACGAATCAGATGTACTAGATTTTGAAGTCAGTTTAACAACTGTTTACGGCAACTTAACAGTACAAAGTTAATAAAAATTTAAAGAGTAGATTTATTTCTACTCTTTTTGTGTGGTGAAAAGAATTGAGTTTTGAAATGCAATCAAAAGCAGATATACAAACGCGGTTAAAAGCAGATTTAGCAACACGATTAAATGGTCAAAGCAGTGTTGAAGGTACATTCAATAAAGATATGATTGCGGCTAATAGCATTGAGTTTGAACAAGCATATGCAGAAATGGATTTAATGATTGAAGCTGGTTTTGCAGATACTTCTTGGGGAAAATATCTAACAATGCGCGCCGCTGAATTCGGTGTGATTCGCAAAGAAGCCACTAAAGCAATTGGTAAGCTAAAAATTGTAGGTGAAGCCGGGGCAAGTATTATAAAAGGCAGTCTTTTTACAACGGCGCAAGATATCAAATTTTACAGTACAGCAGATAATAAAATTGGTTCAGATGGTACGGCAATAATTAATATTGAAGCAGGTACAGCCGGAACCGTTGGAATTGTAGAAGCTAGCACAATTATTAATATTCCGATGTCAATTCCCAACGTTGTTAGCTGCACGAATGAAGCGGTGACATATGACGGGTTCGAAGAAGAAACAGACGCGGAACTTTTGGCGCGCTATTTACTAAAAGTTCGCACACCAGCAACAAGCGGTAATAAATATCATTACTTGCAGTGGGCTACAGACGTTGCAGGCGTAGGAAGTGCAAAAGTTATTCCACTTTGGGCGGGAAAAGGAACTGTAAAAGTTATTATCATCAATGGTAATAATGAAACAGCCAGCGAAGACCTAATAAAAAAAACCTTTGATTATATTGAAGATAATAGACCTATCGGCGCAACTTTAACGGTTACGAGTCCAACACCTAAAGCAATTAATATTAATGCGGATGTAAAAGGTACTTACGATATTGATAAAATAAAAATAAGTATCAACAGCTATTTCAAAGAAAACATATTCAATATGTCTTATATCAGTATTGCGCAAATTGGTAAGCTGATTTTGGAAAGTAATGACGGTACAATCAAGGACTACAATAATTTACGTATTAATAATCAAGCCGGAAATATAAGCCTAACTGATGAAGAATTACCAGCAGTAGGGGAGGTTATTTTATATGTTCTTTCGTGAAAATAAAGTTAACATTTTAAAATACCTTCCTACTTTTTTACAATCTGATATAAATTTTAAAAGTGTTGCTGACGTACACAGCGCAGAACACGAAAAAATAAGACTGTTAATTAAAGATGTTTTTAATCAATTTTTTGTTGAAACTGCAACTTGGGGATTAGATAACTACGAAAAAATACTAGATATAACACCTAACAAAAATGATGATTATACAGTTAGGCGTAACAGAATTAAATTAAGATATCAAGCGAATCAAACTAGCACAGTAGCGTTTTTAGAATCATTAGTAAAACGCTATGCAACTAGTGATGCAACGGTAAAAGTAATAGAAAATAATGGCGAATATGCTTTTTCTATCGTTACAGAAGGTGGCAATATTATAGATTTAACAGGCATGTTCGAGGCAATAGAAATTTATAAACCTGCACATTTAACTTGTCTATTGCATTATGAAAGACCTATCAATATGTCATACAGTATCGGTCAAGTAATGCGAATAGGTAAAAAAATAACAATACATGCTGTCAGTCAATTTAGCTTAAACAGAGTTG